TGGGGGTCCAACGGCGTTTTAGTGTAACTGCGCCGTGCAGTACAGATTGCTCTAACTTAGAGCATTCCTGAGAGCCCAGCTTACCTTCTGGCATGCTGAGTAATCCTAGGAAGCACTTCGCTAGGGCACCGTATCCCTCGAGTTTATCAGTACGATAAACTGGTCTTGGAACCAACGCTCTAATTTCATTGCGTTGGAGATCAGAATTCCATCTTCCGATGGACTCAAACCCCAAGAAAGAGGTACGGCCCAAAGCTTCACTAGTTTCGGAAACGTAAGGAAGATTCCCTACGATCCTTTCGATGGTATTAACCATGAACTGAGTAGTCCTCCAATAGCCTTTCTTATAAAAAAGGTTTGAAGTTGCTACCCAAGAAATTATTTGTGAAGCTTGTTGCTTGTTCTCAGGACGCGGCTTGCGGAGATAGACAGGTGTTACCTGGTATCCTTCGTACGCGTCAACACCACATGACTCTCTGAAGCTTCCGCTCAAGAAAGTCTTATTGGAGTTTACCTTACAATTGTATTTTTGTAGGTAATCGAGAACAATCGTCGCATTCGTCGAGGGGACGATAATATCGTCACCATAGACGTATAACATCCTCGAAACCTTAAAAACGTTTCGAGGCGTTAAGGAAAGGCTATTGCATTTCAGTAAAGCGATTACACAAATCGTGTAAAAATACATCGCTTCAACTGGAAAGCATAAAGCACTACCCATTGACGCAAATTTCTTAAGAGGACCGACAAGTCGGCCATCAGGCAATTGCGCCATAGTCGAACGACACGCATCGATAGAGTCCCTTAAATCAGGACTTGCACGAAACATATCCAGCGCTAAAGATCGAGGAACTCGATCACTAGCGTCTGAAAGATCGATCGTTGCTAATCGACCGTCCTTCGACGATGTAATCGCGAGCCTTTGATTAACAGACTGATCACGGAAGTTTATGTGACCAGCTGTTAACCAATATGACTCGAGTTTTCCATAAAGGAAATCTCGAATTCCTTGTTGCACAAATTGCATGCAGCAGGGCTCAATTGCGATTATACGGGGACTTTTCAACGTCTTCGGGACAGGAACGACCCTAACGGGTTGTTCTTGATCCTCTGGAACAATCGTTACGATTTCGAGCTCCTGTGAATCGGATGGAATACCCAGAGGGTAACCATTATCGACCAAAGGGAAATAAGGCTCGAGACGATCGTGCCAGCTCCGCCAAATAAATTTCTGATTTCCAGAAATTTTCTCAGCGGTAGCTCCGGGACCATGCTTTGGAACACATCTGGAAGTTGAAAAATCAACAACCATAGGATCCCAGAGCACAGAAGAAACGCCGAGAAATTCGGCATAATCTTCTTCCGGAAGTTGGAATGATTGAAAAGACTGCTCAATAGATATGAAGTTTTCAAGCGCGGCTGCAACCCTCTGAGGGGTGCAATCGAGTTCCACTTTCTTGAATGTAAGGCATATCTGCCGTACAGACTCAATAACAGTAGGAACGTCACTTGAAACTCCTCCAAATGGAGAAGATTCATAATCAACTACCTTTCCTGTCTCTCTGTTGAAAACCTGACCGACCATACCTTGTAAAAATACAGGGATTGATCCATTCTTAACCTTCTCAAAAGAAGAAAAGAATGCTGGGTCTATTGCTCGATTTGCCAAGCTTCTTTCGAAGTCACGGCTAAATTGAGGAAGGGTTATCGTTAAAAAGGATAAACCTTCGTTTTCAACTCGTGATCTCATAGTATCGAGATCACGTAAATCTGAGACATCAGCGACACACTTCATGGAAGCGTCTATATAGACCTTTTCCATGAACTCTAGATAGTCACTTACGTTGCTTTTCATGCCACCTCCAATAATGGGGGCCAGCATCAAGCCACGTCTATCTGCCTTATGCTCGTCCGATATCGGACAAGCCAATCTGATTTTCAAGCCACGAAATAGTGGCTGGAAAACGACTTATTTCGAAGGTTTTCTTTGATCGCCTGATAAGGTTTTATCCGAATCAGGAACATCTACTTCGATGAGAGGGTTATTAAACTTCTCAGCGAGGGACCCAAGCAATGTCGGTATCACTACCGCCAGAGACTGGAAAAGAATGTCCATCCAACTCATTTTTATACGAGCTGGTGGTCGGGTGGTTGCCATATTGGTAATCCTCCTTTCCTTCAAAATAATACGATACGAAGGTGATGCCTTTCAGCATTCACGATTCCGAACCGTATAGTTTTCCAACTGCCGTGGTGTCTAACCAGGTTTTAAACCCGGTTATTAGCTGGTCGACCTGAGTGGAAGAAAACCCCGCAAGGGGTCTATCGATCACCAGGTAAACGCTAAGCGTCTCATAATCATTGACAGCTGTCAATGGATCTGGGACGATAGCACGCTGATCGATCCTGGCCATAGACCGAATACGGTCTTTGACCTGCGTGTGAGAAAGATTTAACGTAAACGTTAAATCGTTCTTTTGATAGGTGGACTTAGTGCCACCCGTCGACACCCGCGGCATCGATTGAGCGACAGCATTGACTGTGACAGATTGTGGATCGGCAAACATAAGTGGTTGACCTCTTGAGTTAGCGGAGGTTAATCCATACCCGATCTATTCCTTCTCCAGGTGAAATAGACTTTGTTGAAGGATATGGCAGATTTATCGTCCGGTAGGCATAAATCGATGTATTGCTACATCCGAGTTATACCTAGAGCTCCGGCGATAGCTACTTGAGTAGGGCTTAAATCGGCCCAACTCAGGCTAAAACCATAAGGACTGCTAGCCTCGTCGCGCTGTTTTGACTCAAGAACTTGAGAAAAAGTCAGAACGAGAGTATCAGTGTTGAGGGGAAGAGTTGCAATAAACTTCCTCGTCTTCACCTGATGTTGCGTGACATAGCAGTATTTACATGCGACGTTATCGAGCCAGATATCATTGAGGTGATCAACATGATCACCTACATTGGTTACCCAGTCGATAGCCCATGTCCATGGAATGGCCTTATAGATATTTGACGGACTCGCTCTGAAACCGGTGATGTCGAGAACTCGCATCGCCTGATTCCAGCCCGAATGAAATTCGGGTAGAGTAGCGTCAAATTCTGACAAGTAATATTTAAAAGATCCTATCCCGGAAATTTGGGTGGTAGTTTCCTCCCAAAGCTCCCAGGTAGGTTGACTTTTAAAGTAATCCGGTATTGACAGAAAAGGATCGAGTTTATACCCGAGACCTTTGTCTATCAGTGTTTTAACCGGCAAACTTGTCTTAAGGGGGACACGTTTACGGATCCATTTGTTATTCCTGTCCTTTCGGGACGCGGATAACTTATGGTAATTTTGAATTACGTAGTCGAAACTACGTAAGTCTCCGATAAACGGCTTCCAGCCAAACTGGAAATTCAGAAAATCATCAGCCAAGTTCTTTGGCGACATGATTCGGCCTACTTGGTTTCCGCCCATGCCCCTCCATATATCATGGAAGGCACGGGACGTTGACTTAAGCATTCGTGGTGCGTCGCGGAATTCTGCCGCGAACACGAATCCACTAGCCGTCTGAATTTGAGGCTTAGTCCTAGCATAAGCCTTGTCCCCCCAGCCTGTCATAGATGGGTAATAAGAGGATGACGAAGCTAAAACGCCACTCGATGTAAACATCGGTGTGACGCCAAACTCCGCATTCTCAGCGGCTCTAAAGCCGCCGACATACCGTTCCTTCTTATCAGAACGAAGGTATGTACCTTTCCCATAAACCGCCCCATAAGGGGTGGAAACCACCGCTTTCAGTTTTCGAAACGGACCTCCTGAATAATACGGGGGGCCTTCGTGGAGTTCATCCACGCAGACTTCTTCCGTATGATAAAGGGTTTGATAAGTGTGAGATCGTGGATTAACTTCCACGGGACTCCACTGGCCCGTAGGGACACCGCTGTTATCCGTGATTGCTGAGTTAAAATAACCCAGCTTGACGGGTCCAGACTTTTTAATAGGTGTCCGACGTCTTCGAACTCGGTTGGTTTGGACAGACATTGATCATTCCTCCTTATGAAACGAACAATCTTTGTTCTTGCGAACAATTCGCACTGCTAGATTTGTTCGGCTTATAGAGACTATCATCGCTGATAATCTAGTGTCGATCGTCGCGGCCCTCGCCTCGACCCGAACGGCAAGCCGCCGGGATCGAAGCAGCC